GACGTGAACGATCTGGCGAACCGCATCGCCTACAAGCTCGAAGAAATGACAACGAGGAGGAGCGCGGTCTATGGCTAAATTATTTAATCAAACCACTAATAGGCAGGGCCTTTTAGTATATGGGGGCGAAGCCTCGAGCGACTTCGGCATGGTAATCGCCGAGGCTCCAGCCTTCAACCGCTCAACACGGAAGCAGACAGTTTTCTCCGTTCCCGGAAGAAACGGCGACATCATACTCCAGCAAGACGCGTGGAACGACGTGCCGCGAAATTATAACGTCTGGCTTGCGGAGGACGACGGCAAGGATCTCACGAGCAAGGTCGACGAGCTTATGGCGTGGCTCAACTCGAAAAAAGGCTATCAGAGACTCGAGGACAACTTCGAGCCCGATGTCTTCCGTCTGGCTTACTACTCGGGCGGTGTATCATTTGAGAACCACCTCACACAATACGGCTCGGGAACGCTCTCGTTTACCTGCAGAGCGGAACGCTTTTACAAGATAGGCGAGCAGCCGATCGAGGTGAGCAACGGCGACAAGGTCAACAACCCGACAAGGTACGCATCCAAGCCACTCATTCACATCGAAGGAAGTGGCTCGGTGACTATCGCGTTCGGAGGTGCCACAATGAGCGCCACACTCACGGACTACATCAACATTGATTGCGACGCCATGAACGCCTACAGACTCCCAGCCGAGAACATGAACAACAAAATCAGCGGAACCTTCCCGACACTCCAGCCGGGGATCAACACGATCGGACTGACTGGAAGCATCACGAAGGTCGTAATCACTCCGCGCTTTTTTACTATCTGATAAGAGGCTTTTATCATGATCCCGATTTTATACAACACAATCACAGAGGGCACAGTCCCGACCGACTTCGGTCTGGGACCGCTCACCGATTGCCTCAAGGCCGAGGTCAAGGAAGAACGGAACGGAGCCTATGAGCTGACGCTCAGCTATGCCTCGGACGGCATACATGCCGAGGACATACAGGTCAACCGCTTTATTATGGCAAAACCGAACTACACGGACAGCGCCCAGATCTTCCGCATCTATAAAGTCGGCAAGGCTATCAATGGACGCTTTGAGGTCTCCGCCCAGCACGTCGCTTATGACTTGAGCGGGAAGGTGATCTCGACGGGCACGGCTTCGTCCTGCGTGGCTGCGTGCACTTTGCTCACGGCTCAGGCTGGAAGTTTTACCATAAACACGGACAAGACAGTCAGCGCATCCTTCACGATCACGGAGCCGTCAAGCGTGCGCTCGTGGTTCGGAGGAAAAGCGGGCAGCCTTCTCGATGTCTATGGCGGTGAATGGTTATACAATAACTACACCGCAACACTCAAGCAGGCGAGGGGCACCGATAGAGGTGTTACTATAAGATTTGGCAAGAATCTCACCGAGATCAATCAAGAGGTGAGCATCGAGAACCTCGTCACCGGAATCATTCCTTTTTACATTGACACGGATGGAAATAAAACAGTCGGGTCAAAAGTAAACACCGGTTTAGTGCTTGACGTTCCTCGAGACCTCGCGATCGACTTCTCGCAGGACGTAGATCCCGAGAGTGGCACGGCCATCGCGACACAGCTCGCAAACCTTGCGGGCAAGTACATCACAAACAACGACCTCACGAACCCATTAAATAACATCACGCTCAACTTCGTCCAGCTCGAAGGACTGACGGAGCGCGTGGATCTCTGCGATACAGTTCATATTTACTACGAGCCTTTAGGCATCACAGCAACGGCGAAGTGTATCGCGACAGTCTGGGACGTACTCGAGGAGCGTTACACACAGACGACCTTCGGAAGTCCGAAGACAAACATCGCGGACACTATAGCAACGCAGGCGAGGGAAGTCGCACAGGCTCCGAGCCGTTCCTTCATGAACGAAGCAATCTCTCACGCGACAGAGCTCATCACCGGGAACCTCGGCGGCTATGTCATAAATGGTTATGACTCCAACGGAGACGGATACCCAGACGAAAACCTCATAATGGACACGATGGACATTACCACCGCGACAAAGGTGATACGTTCTAACCTCGGAGGCATCGGTTTGAGTACCACAGGATATTCGGGACCATTTACCACCGCGATCACCGCGGAGGGAATAGTCGCAACCGCAATAACGACCGGAGTGCTTAACGCTGACCTTATAAAAGCGGGAACGATCGAGGACGCAAATCATAACTCCACGATAAACATGACGACGGGCGTCGCTGTTATGAAGTCGTTCACGGCAAAGGGTAATTTTAAGATTATCAACGACTCTAATAGTAAAATAATGGGTTATATTTTCCCATACGCAGAAGGTGGAGCCGTTCAGTTAAACGACAGCAACCAAAACGGACGCGCCAACCTCTTTGCTACAGACACGGGCGGCTATCTCTATCTCTACAACTCGTCAGGGACGAGAGTCGTCGAGTTTAATGCGTATGGAAGCGGAACCATAACCGGGAACTTTACGGCGAGCGGTAGCGGTTATTTTGCCAACAGTCACGTCAGTATGTTTAACTCTGCCGATGGCGGAAATATTAACGTCAAAAACAGTTCTAATAACAATGTAATTTGGAACTTCGTTGGAAATAGTGGACAGGGCGAGATCTATGTCGGAGACGGAAGCACAACGAATGTTTATCTCCACGGCGGAAGCGGTAACATCACATGCGTCTCACTCACCCAAACATCAAGCCGCAAGGTTAAGGAAAACATCAAGCCAATCGGGGACTCCGAGAAGATCCTCGAGCTTAATGCCGTGAGCTTCGACTTCAAGGCAAAGGCGCAGGGCACAGACAAGCGCGGTTTTATTGCCGAGGAAGTGGCTGAGGTCCTTCCGAACCTTGTCACACCAGAGACCGAGGACAGTCCCGCATCGCTCGATTATATCGGCATGATCCCTTATCTGCAGGACATCATCAAAAAGCAAGAGCAGCGCATCCAAGCGCTCGAAGAAAAAATAAACAAATTAGGGGGTTAAAAAATGGAGATTATCAACCTAAACCTCATACCTACAGGCACGAGGCCAGTCGTTCACGCTTCACAGTACGACAACGGCCGACAGTTTAGGGCTAACCTTTTCGAAGGTGCGAGCGTTTACACTCTCACGGGTGCGGAGACGCTCACCTTTAGCGTGAGGAAGCCAGACGGCCACATCGTCACGGAAGCGGTCACAAACACGAGCGACAATTATGTCGTAATCGAGACCACAACGCAAATGTGCGCGTGTGCCGGAGACAGTTTTGCAGAGCTCAAGATCGAGAACGGCGACGACCTCATCGGCACGCTCAACCTCATCCTCGCAGTAGAGCAGAGCCCCGAGGAAGGCGGAGATCCTTCCGAGAGTTTTATCCACAACCTCGAGCAGCAGATCGCGGACGCGGTTGCCGACCAGTACGACGCGGATAATGTAGTCTTTGATGCTACTCCGACCGCAGGCCACGGCGTAGGCTTTGCAGTAACCTCCGAGGGCATCCTCAACGCGATCCCCGACGAGCTTGATGATTTAAGTGACGTTACCACAAGCGCACCCACCAGCGGTGAAGCGTTAGTTTGGGACGGCACGAAGTGGACTAACGGAACCCCCACGCTTGACGTTGACGACCTAAACGACGTTACAATCACAACACCCACAGACGGCGATATTCTTGTTTATAATAACGGAACGTGGGAAAATCAGGCAAACCCCTCAAGTACGCAAAACTTCGCCCCCGACTATGACGACACACAGACATATAACACGAATGACAAGGTCATTTATCAGGGTTTGTTATATATCTGTAATGACGACAACGTAACGGGAACGTGGGACGCTACAAAGTGGGACGCTTTTACAGTCGCCGATATATCAGGCGACTCTATCCCTATGTCCCCGTCAGACCCCGACTTCGTAGCGGACAGAATAACGGCTTTGGAAACGAGTGTTAGCGGTAAAGCGGACAAGACGGCTTTAACTCTTAATGTCAATAATGTATTAGATAGTTTAACCACAGATTTAAGAGTTATTGTCGGTACAATACAAATGAGTTTTTCGGGTGGAACGGCTACAAGTAGCATTAGTGCTTTTTTACCAAATAACTATTCGTTTACAAGTATTGCGTTTGCTTGTGCTAAATCAACGGGTTCGCTTGATATTACAGGTGCAGAAGTATCATCAAACAATCTAACCGTTAGGTCAACACAAACGGGTGTTGTAACAGTAGATATAAACTTTCTTGCTTTTGCAAGAAAGAACTAATACGAGCCTTGCAATTTTCAAAAGGCATAGTCAAGGACATACTGATTGAATTTGCAAGGCTAAACAAAACGCAATTCGGTATAACTGATATTTGGGTCACAGAGGGGGAGCTTCGGCTCCCTCTTTTAACTATGGGAGGAGGTCGATGCCTATGGAGGCCAGCAACATCACGATAATCGTGGCAATCATTTCAAGCGGGGCCGTGTTTGGGTTCCTGCAGTTTATCATCCAGTTTTTAGTCACGAGGGCCGACATGAAGCAGAGCATCGGCGCACGGATCGACGGACTGGGTGAGCGTATAGACAGGAATCAGGAAGCATTTGAGGAATATCGAGCAGTCCAGGCACGCGTCCACATCCTACGCTTTGCGGATGAGTTAAGGAACGGCTCCGAGCATAGTCTCGACTACTATCGCCAGACCTTGCTCGATGCGTCCTTATATGAACACTACACCGCAACACATCCGACATTTAGTAACGGAATCACAGAGCTCAGCATCGAGCTCATAGAAAAACGCTACAAAAAAGAAATTGAGAGAGGAGAGGCGAAAACATGATTTTTAATTCAAAGGTTTATGATGCGCTCAAGTGGATCGCACTCGTGGCGCTTCCGGCAACAACAACATTGTGGCTCGCACTTGCTTCAATCTGGGGATGGCCTTACGCTGAGGCGATCGGTGCGACCCTCGCAGCGATCACGGCCTTCCTCGGCGCACTTCTCGGAGTCAGCTCCGTCCAGTACGCGAAGAAGCTCGAGAGTGAGAAGGGAGGCAAGTGATGGGCTCATTATATAAGGCGGACGTCGTCAGGCTTGCACTTGACGAAGTAGGCTATCAGGGCGCTCCCAAGAGTTCAAAATACACTCGCGACCTCGATGCCGTGAACTACTGGAACATGGGAAGCAAGGAAGGCGCTGCGGACTGGTGCAGCATCTTCGTCAACTGGCTCGTATACCAGAGCACAAGAAACTCATCGGGCGAGATTGAACCCGACGTCTGGGATGCGCACTTCTTTACATACGAACCCGATGGCGGTCAGAACCTCGCCGCTGGCTGTGGCTACGCGGCCGACTACTACATGGCACGAGACGCGTGGAGTGGTGGCGGTGCTGACTATAGTCAGGGCGCCTGCGTCGGCGATCAGGTCTTCTTTAGGAACTTTGCGCACACTGGCATCGTGGTCGACTGGGATAATACATATATCTACACAGTCGAGGGAAATGTCTCCGGGAATCAGGTGCTCCGTTGCAAGTATAAACTTAATGACCCCGACATCGACGGCTACGGTCATATAAGATATGACGGCGACGAATATCCGAGCGGAGACAACAACGAGACACCCAAACCGACTCCAGAGCCTACACCCGAGCCAGAGCCGGAGCCGACACCTTCACCCGATCGCTATGAGGTAACAACAAACGGCGGAGTTTTACGACTCCGTGCGGCACCGAACACCTCGAGTGCTTACCTCATCGGCATCCCGAACGGCACGGAGCTCGAAGTCACTGACATCGTCGAAGGTGAATCTATCGACTATGTTACCGACTGGGCTCGCACTTGTTACGCAGGTTATAACGGCTTCGTTTCCTGCAGATGGATCACCAAGATTTAACACCTCATCAAATACCCCGTATGAAGATTAACCCCGAGGGCTTCGCAGCTTTTACCCTCGGGGTTTTTCTTTTGCCCGGTTTTATACTTGACTTTATACTTGACTTTTGTGTTTTTCGTGGTGGACAGTTTCAAGGCTTATTTTCAAAAAGTGCCTATTTTCAAGGCTTTTAGAGGTCGTTGAGTCCACCAGTGAACTTACGGCGGGGAGTTCGAATCTCTCCGTCTCCGCCAAAATAACCCCCGAGGCTCATGGCTTTCGGGGGTTTTCTTATTTTCTATACTTGACTTTTTACTTGATTTTGATTTTTTAACCGCTCAAACGTGAGATTTATGACAGAGGCCGCAGTCTCAAGCTCACCCTTGACAGTGTGCTTATAAGTCCCGAACGTATCCATTCCCGCGACAGAGTGACCGACCAGCTCGCGGATCGTTCCCTCGGCGAGGTGTGTCTGGCTTGACACGATTGAAATAAATGTGTGCCTTAATGAGTACGGAGTCCCCGGGAGATCACGCTCGGCCTTG